TAAGTTGTCAAAATTGACTCTCTTATTTTATAGTAAAAATTATCTAAAAAGTAAAAAGTGTATACCTTGTCAGTACTAAGTAATTTATTATATTTTGACTATGAAAAAATATTACTTATTAAATCTCAAAAAATATATTTTAAAAAATAAAATTTTAATTTCAAAATTTCAATTTTGCCGCCAGGATCTACCAGGATCTACCAGGATCTTAATAGTTATTTGTACGAATAGTCCATACACGACCTAAAAGACCTAAATAGCCTAAATAACCTAAATAGTCTAAACACGATTTCCCCTAAATACATTAAATCTTCCATTCTCTGGCAGATTTTTGTTTTGCCTACCCCTAATATCTCTTTCAGATAATCTCTGCTTTTGAAAATAAACCGAAATATTCTACACTTTCGTATCACTTACTATATAATATAGTCACCAACAAAACTTGTTGGCAATATAAAGAGGAAAATAAAATGAAAACACAATACGGAAAAATAGAAACAATGTCAAAAGGCAACATCCAGAAAATTAGATCAATGATTGAGGATTCATTGTTTGTTATTATGGAAGACCATGGACTAAAGTTTGAGTTGGGCAATGGAAGTTACGATTCCGACTCTGTAAAATTTAACGGCTTTAGAATCTCTTTGGCCGATTCTTTAAATCCAGAAGAGAAAGCACTTGAAAGTGTTATATCAACACATAAGTATGCAGAACACTTAGTGACTCTCGATAAATCAAAAATAGGCACAGAAAGAGGTCAACAATTTCAACTAGTTGGTTATAAAACTCGTGCCAGAAAAAGACCTTTTGTTATTCAAGATGTAAAAACAGGCCAGAGATTTGTCACTACTGAACAGAGTGTTTTAAGAATGTTTGGGGAGGACAAGTAATGGGAAAATTTACTAAAGCACAATTTGAACAACACTTGGAAATTTAACTGGGGAATAATTATGAATATTGTTGAAAAATTATGGAAAGTTGTTTTAAGAAATAAAAATAAAAGTAATGGCATTGTGAATTTTAATTTAATCGCATCAGAAGGAAAATGGACAAGTCCACCTTGTGATATGTGTATTGATGATATGTTTAATGTTATTTATTGGATCGAAACTAACCATACCAAAAGAACAATCAAGAAAAATTTTGGTAGTATTGATTTGTATTCACAACTCGAAACTCATTTAGAGGAGCAGATTTATGATTAGAACAAAGGGCATAAATGTATGTAGTGCTTTTGATGGAATTTCTGGGGCACAAGTTGCCCTAGAATATTTGGGAATTCCAGTTGATAATTACTACAGTTTAGAAACGGATAAATATGTAATTTCCGTTACACAAAAAAACTATCCCGAAACTATTCAGTTGGGTGACATTAGAAATGTAAGTGGTGACCAGATGCCAAAGATTGATTTGTTTGTTGGTGGTTTTCCTTGCCAAGATTTATCTTTTGCAGGTCACCAAAAAGGTTTTCAAGAGGGCACTCGATCTTCTCTATTCTTTGAATTTCTAAGACTTCTTGACGAGATCAAGCCAACCTACTTCTTGGTAGAAAATACTTTAATGAAGAAAGAATACCAAGACATCATTAGCGAGAAACTTGGTGTTCAACCTATTATGATCAATAGCAATCTTGTAAGTGGTCAAGAGAGGAAGAGAAATTATTGGACTAACATACCCGAAGTCGGTCAACCCGAAGACTTGGGTATTATGTTGTCTGATTGTCTTGAATCTCAAACTGGCGAGATTCTCTATGAAGAGCCATATGTTAAATTAAATAGCAAGACCAAGTTTGTTGATCGTGATAAATCTTATTGCATTGATGCAAATTACTTTAAAGGTGGTAACTTAAAATCCTATTTTGAAAAAAGAAGAAGACAGTTAGTTTTCACTAACGATGAGAAAACCACTTATCGCAAATTGACACCGACCGAAGTAGAATGTCTTCAAACATTCCCAAAAGGATATACCGAGGGAATATCGAATACGCAAAGGTACAAGGCTTTAGGAAATGCTTTCAATGTTTTAACGATTGCAAGTATCCTAGCACCCTCTCGTTACCATTTTGAGATGGCCGTAGCATCTTATACCAAAAGCGTATAATGTTTAACTATAAAGAGGAGTAATAAAATGAAAACTTGGAGTATTCAACTTACTTTGTGCCGAATTTTTAATGGTACAAAAGAAGAAGTAGAAGCAAAAGCAAAGGAAGAATTTGAATGGTATGATTCACAGTATGATGGCGACCAAAATGTATTCTTTCCAAATGATGTACACATTGAGGAGGTAGAAAAGTGAATACAGAACTTTTACAATCACAACTTAATCAACACTATGACAATGAAGAGGTTGGCGAAAGTGCCTTTGAATTGTTTGAGTTTGAGGTCGCATCTGACCTTGGCAGCCTAACCAAGAAACAAAGATCAATACTTGACAATCTCACAACTTTCGACTTTGAGGCTATTGTTCGGTTTATCCAAAGGTGTGAAAAACTTTCAATGAATTTCCAATACAATGACATGGAATATGACTTCGATGAATATGTGGTAGAAACCATTGGGGATGCATTAGTCGTTTGCAAAAAGTGGGATAAGGAAAAAAATTCACAAAAAGGAGGAAACTAAAGTGGCTAAACATGACATAAATGGTGTTAAGTTTTCATACGAAAACAAGGATGTATTGGTCTTCCCAGAAGTGGAAGAGCCAAGCGAGAAAGATTATCTCAATTCAATCAAAGAAACTGCAACAGGATTGCTTGATGATTTAGCAGGGATTGTTGAGTTGGGTAAAGGGATGAATAAAGAAAAAATCAATTATTCATTTAAAAGTATTTTTAACGAGGAGAATAAACAATGAGTACTAAAAGTCAAACCCTAAACAATCTATATAAGAAATATGGATTAGAACAGGAAGATACATTTAAACACGCACACTATACTATTCTCACTAGAAGTGGTATTGAGAAAGTCCAGAGGGGATGTAATATCCAAGTCACCTACGAAGTTATAAAATGCGAACCAGAGTTTGCTTGTGTTAAAGCAACTGGCACTATGGGTGATGCAGTAATAGAAACCTTTGGGTCTGCCAAGAGAGGTAAAGTTCCAACAACTAAGGGCGATGGTAATACTAGTTCTTGGTATGTTATGGAAATTACTGAAAAGAGAGCAATGTCTAGATGTGTTCTCAAACTTGCAGGTCTATACGAACTTGGACACATGGGTGAAGACGAGTCAGAAGACTTTAAACCACCTACTCGCTCTCAACAAATCGGTTTAGAGGTTAGGAGATTGTGCGATGAGTTGAAAGATAACTCTTGCTCTATGGATAGAGCCAAGGAAATTGTTACTGAGATGAGAGAGAGGGAGGAAGAGAATCCTAACTCACCTTGGGTGGCAGTAATAGATGTTGCGATTGAACAGTTTGGTGATTTATCTCACCAAGAAACTTGGCATACAAACGATAAATTTTAGGAGAAGATGATGACATACTATAAATATCCAGTAATAGAAGAAAATGACGATAGTCTAGTGGACTTGGCAAACAACATGGGTATCGAGGACTTATGTAAACTTATTAATATATTCCAAGATAGGATCTGTGTCTTTGATGCAAAGAATAAGATAGTCCATGAACTTCGTGATACGACTGAATATTTCTCTGCCGTTTTAAATGGTGCAGGAATACAACTATCAGTTAATGATGGTGAAGAATGAATATAGAACAAGATAAATTAGATTTGTGGGCAGAAATTAACAGACTTAGGACAGAAATAGAAATATTAACTGACTTACTTAAAACATTAGAAGAGAAAATAAATGTTTTAGTAAGAGATGCCCATTGGCGAAATAACTAATGATGATGATTGGGGGGTTGATGTTATCCCTAGAGTACTCTAAACGGCTAATTTACCTCTTTTATTAGCCGAACATCTGGTGCTTGGGTCTACCATTAAGTGACCCTTTTTTTTAATATAAGGAAATGATATGAGTGAATATGATGAAACAAATAAAGGTGCAATGTGGAAGAATACATCTGCCCACCCTAAAGCACCACTACTAAAAGGACACATAAACATAGATGGAGTTGTCCATAAAATATCTGCTTGGAAGTCTATATCTGAACATCCACAAGCACCAGTATTACAATTGAAAAAGGATGATGCTATGGAGGAGTCGAAGCCAGACTTGGTAGTTGTTAAAAAAGATGATGAAGACCTGCCCTTTTAATGGAGGGCGATATTGAAGTAATTGATGGATTGGAATATATCATCACAGAGATAATGCCTAATCAATTTAGACCTGTCCGTTTATTCACACTAACAGATGGGTCTAAGTGGACTGTTAAGTCTTTAGCAGCCTCATTATCTTCGACAGAAAGTTGTGCCAGGGCGAGGTTAAAATCCTCGCAAGACCCACTTAAAGTTTTCTGTCCTATAAGAAAGAGTATAAAAGGGGGAAGAGATGCCATTAACTTGAACATAATGATCAATCCTAAAAAATGGTACAAAGACCCACTCGTTAAACTAATGCTAAAAGGATAATTATGAAAATAGAATGCCCACATTGTAAAGAAATGGTTGAGGTAGGATCAGAGTCCAAAAAGCGACCAACCGATGAAGAGTTGATTGAGTTTGACATTTTCAGAGATGCTTGGCAAGGTAAGAAACGAGGATTGCTTACCGAGATGGACAACTTTGTTAAAAAACACAAAGACTGGCGAGATGTTTTACCTACACTCAACAAACTGTATCTTGATTATGAAGACACGAGATACATACCACACTTCCAGACATTTATTAATCAACGCAAATGGGAAATGTTTGGAACTAAACCTAGAATATCCAAACCTTATGGTGAGGAACATGATTGGAGGAAATAATGAGTATGAATTACCCAAGTGATTTTATGGAACACGGATATATCAGTAATTGTTGTGGTGCAGGAATAATTTATGGTGATATTTGTATGGAATGCAAAGAGCATTGTGATGCCGAAAGTGAGGACGAAGAAGATGAAGAAGATGAAGACTTATAATATAAGAGTACCCATCTGGAAAACAAGATCGATAGGAGTAGCGACCTATCGACCACCTTGCCTAATAGACATCACCTACACCAACACCAATGGTGAGAGAATTTATCCCGATACATACCTCGTAACGAAAGAATTTGCAGAGCAGTATCCTGTGAGAAAATTCGGCAAAAGTCCAGAAATGTACATAATTCCTATTAATAGACTAATTAAGACGAGCGAGGATTCGATTTAAGGCCCCTTAAAAAAGTTAGCAAGGGGTTTGCCTTACCCTTTTAGGGCGAAAAACCACATTAGGCTTATATTGGTTTGAACTACATTGGTGTCCATTTAACATAATTAAAGGAGAGAACATGAAACATAACTCAATAGATTCAGAGAGGTCGGTCGTTGGAGGGTTGCTGCTAGACCCTTGTGTTGACAGAGTCTTACCAACCAGACTGACCCATGAAGATTTTAGCGATGAGCGTTTGGGTTACATCTTTGAGTGTATCTTGGAGATGGCTAGAGATAAAAAACCAATTGATATTTTGACTGTTAGAGATTACATCGACTCTCAATACCAACCCAAGGTACGAGAGATCACAAGTAGTTCAAGTAGGTCATGGGTAGTTGACTTTCAAGATTTAGCAATGCTAAGTGAGAACTCAACTGGCACTTCAAATATTGAGGTGTATGCCAACCACATTCGAGAGGTTAGAATTAAAAATGAGATTGATGATCTTAAAAAAGATATTAATTACGATAATTATCAAGAAACAGTTTCTCAGATACAGACACTTGAACTGGAGATGGAATCCAAGAACGGCAATAGTATCTTCTCGATTGTTGGAAAAACAATAGACTACCTAGAGAACCCAAGCGAGAGTGGTTTTGGTTTATCTTCTGGATTTGAATCATTAGATTCTTTAATATCTGGATTTAAAGCACACACATTAACAGTTGTCGCAGGTAGACCCTCTATGGGAAAATCTACCCTAGCCCTAAATATCGCAGACCATGTATCTCAAACCAACAATGTATTGTTTTTCTCTCTTGAAATGAGCCAGATACAACTCATGCTTAAAATGGTGTCCTCTAAAACCTCAATTCCCCTATCGAAGATTGATAAGGGTGAACTAAGCGATTCAGAAGAGGGGAGATTCTATAAAGAGTTATCTAAAACAGGTAACCAGAGCCTCACCATAATAGATAAGGGTGGATTAACAGTAAAAGATATTGTGGTTAGGTCTAGACAGGCTAATAGTGAATTGAAGGTTGACCTTATTCTAATAGATTACCTACAGATTATGAAGTATGACAAGGGTAGAGAAATCTCAGAATTGGGGAACATAACTAGAGAGTTAAAATATCTCTCTAAAGAACTAGGAATACCCATAATTCTATTATCTCAATTAAGTAGGGGGGTAGAGTCCAGGGAGAATAAAAGACCTTATATGAGCGATTTAAGGTCATCTGGTGAAATAGAGCAAGATGCAGATATTGTTTTAATGGTATATAGAGATGAATATTATCATCCAGAGGATACCCCAGACCGAGGTTTGGCAGAATTAATTGTTGCAAAAAACAGAATGGGGCAGATTGGTTATGTAAAATGTCAATTTGATGGTCAATTTTCTAAATTTTCAGATGTGGAGGTAGATATATATGGATTATCTAATAAGGGCGGACAAGTACACTAGATCGGCAAAGGGTTATCCTTGCCAAATGAGGCTAGAGGGTTGTATGCCAGAGAATGAGTCTGTAGTTTTTGCTCATTTAAATCATGGAGGTATGGGATTAAAGGCATATCCTATACATGGTGCATATTTATGTTTAAACTGCCATGATATATATGATGGTAGAAAACAAGTAGACCCACCTTATGATAGGGAATTTCTTGAATTACAAATGCTTAGAGCAGTAATAAATACCCAAAGAATAATGATAAAAAAGGGTATAATCCAACTCTAAAATGGATAAGAACTCACTCTATTATATTGACGAACCAACCTGTATCAGTTTTTCTGGGGGCCGCACCTCTGCATTCATGCTACATAAGGTACTTGAGGCACATGATGGTGACTTACCAGAGTTCGCTAAAATAACTTTCGCTAACACGGGTAAAGAAATGCCCCAGACATTAGATTTTGTTAGAGATGTTGGGAAGAAGTGGGAAGTTGATATTGTCTGGCTTGAGAGATTTGCCAGACCTGCCAGGGAAGATGAAAAAAACAAATATGTTTATGAAACTAAAGTAGTTGATTATGACTCTGCAAGTAGAAATGGTGAGCCTTTCGCAGCCTTAATCAAGGCAAGAAGATATGCCCCTAATCCAGTTGCTAGGTTTTGTACTGCCGATCTAAAAATAAGAGCGATTAGAGATTACTTGGTTGATCAATGTGGTTTTGAAACACCCTACCTTTCCTTTATAGGGATAAGGGGCGATGAAGTTAGAAGGGCCGTTAAGATGAATGGTAAAATCGAAAGTGGCCAAGAGAGATATTTACCTCTTTATCTGGAGGGTGTAACTGCTAAAGATGTTGGAAAATTTTGGGATCAGAATGATTTTGATTTAGATCTACCAAACAATAATGGTGTAACCGATTGGGGAAATTGTGATTTATGTTTCCTAAAAGGACATAAAAAGAAACAAAGTATTATTAATACTAGGCCAGAATTGGCAGATTGGTGGATTGATCAAGAAGAATCATTGACAGAACTAGTTGGAAAAGCAGCATACTTTAGATCAGATCAACCCAGTTATCAAACCATGAAAAAAATAGCACTTGAACAAACAAGTATTTTTGATGACCTTTATAGTGATGAAACCATCCCTTGTTTTTGTGGAGATTAAATGAAAATAATAGCGTTAATAATTGTTGTACAACTTATGGTGGCACTCTTATCTGGGTGTAGTGAATTTAAAACCTTGATGGAAGAGAAACAGTTGACTTGTACACCAGACGCAGTATTTACTAACTCATGTGATGGGTGGGAAGTATGAGGCTACTAAAATTTATCCTATATTCAATCTATTTCCTGTTGGCAGCAACCAGTACAGGTTGTCTGGTTTATGTTGTTATGTGGCTAGAGGCACTAAGAAAAGGTTGGTTGGTGTGAGAATAAAAGAAGGAAAGTGGTACGAACCAAACGGATATGTTTTTGATAGAGTTAATTTTAAAGGTGAAGTAGTCTTTAGAAGAAACACTAAAGAAACCCTACATGAAGTTGAAAATTATTTAGAACTTAAAGGTATTGAGTATGAAGTTAGAAGTGGTGCTAAAATACTTTGGATAAGAACAAACAGAGGACTCTATTCTTACTATTATACAACTGGTAGATGGAGTCCTTATGTGGAGAGCGGTTATCCCAGAAAACATTATAAGTCTAATGGGATAGTCGATTTTATAACAAGGTTTGCTACTGGAAGTTTAAAGCAAATGTATAAAAAGAAGGAGAAGTAATAGTGATAGAAAAAATAATAAAAGGTGCAGATTTGTCAATAAATCTGGGTATTAAGTTAATCTCACTTGCTATAGTCTTGCAAATTGTCTTTGGTCATTCAGTACCCTTTTTGGGTGGCAATGTCATCGGCACAATCATCGGGATAGTTGGTCAACTCGGTGCTGCAGGATTGGTCGGTATTATCGCAGCCATTATTATATGGCGATTGTTAGATGATGATATTCGTAAAGAGTTGGAGGAGTAATTAGTTATGGAAAAATTTCTACAAATGGTTCGAGAGAATCGGAGTATATCTATTTTTATAGGAATAGTTGTGTTGCTTGTAATAGGATCATGGTTAGGACTTTAAAAAAGGGATACATAATAAATTACACAGACAGGTGGGATAAAAAAAAACAAAACCCCACCTTTGACCCCTGGAAATTTGTTAAAGAAAATACACCCAAATCCAGACCATTATGGAAAAAGGATTGGAATAAATGAGTCATAAAAAACCCCATAAGATTATTAATAAACTACAACACGCAGTTCGTCATAGCGTGTTGTGGCATCCTAGAATAATTATTAATAAAAAAAGGGAAGAAAAAAAGCGAGGAGTGTGGCATAATGATCAGTAGGGTTATTTTTAAAGATAAACCTAAAGAACTCACCTTTAGATCACTTGTGAAAGATTTCTTTAGAGAGAATCCAGATATAGACACAGCGACAGTTTCTATAGAGAAAGGCAAACCTAAAAGATCAAATGCTCAAAACAGACTTTATTGGTCTTGGGTTTCAATAATAGCCGAAGAGATAGGGTATTCAAAAACACAAATGCACCTTATTCTGGCAGACCGATTCTTGGATAAGATAGAATTCGACTACAGGGGAATACGAGGGGGTTACACCAAGAAAGGAAAAAAGATTAGTCAGATTCCCTCTACACGAGATTTGAATGTGATGCAATTTGTTGATTATCTGTACGAAATTGAAGATATGTTTGAAGGCTCTGGGGAGTGGAATATAAGATTACCCAGAGGGGAAGATTATCAACTAGCAATATATGGGAACAACAATGGCAGGACTCAATCGAGAGAGGTTAGATAAATTAGACATTATTTCAGATAATGTTAGAGATGCTATTGAGGTTGCTAGAGAGGGAGATAACGAAAGAGATACAGAAATAAGGTTGCTCTTAGCCATAGCGATTAGAGAGATCGACCTTTTACGAGGCGAACAGTATGAGGATTACATTTGATATAGACCCCATACCTGCTTCCAGGCCCAGAGTTTCCAGATGGTCTACTTACTACCCTAAAAGGTACACTAAATTCCGAGAGAAAATGAAAGCACTTACAGGTGAGTTAGAAACGACCCCCTTTGAAAAGTTAGTTTCTGTATCTGTGGTGTTTCATATCGGAATGCCGAAGTCCTGGTCGAAGAAAAAAAAGAAAGAGAAGAATAAAGGATTCTGCGACAACAATGCAGACCTTGATAATTACCAAAAGGCAATTCTAGATTCCTTGAATGGTGTTTTATATATAGATGATCGTCAGATTGTTGAGATATTCGCCAGTAAGAGATATAGCGACAAGCCTTTTATTGAACTTGAAATACATGAAATAGGAGAAGAGAATGACTGTAGAGAAATTGGAAATGTGTGAATTTTTATCAGAGGATTATGCTCAAAGAGCAGCAAAGAGGGGAATGGATTACAAGGAATCCTATGAGAGTTATATGAGTCGATCGCAGAAAAGAAATTTCCAAGATGTTCTACAACTTTTTTCAATGGTTAAGAATTTTTCAAATACCATTAAATCCAATAAAAAAGAGGAATATGTCATTACGAAAAATGACGATGATTGCGAGGATGGTGTTTGTAAACTATAGAACATCTAATTCACTAGGATGTATAATTAGTATATTCTAATTACAGGAGTGGGAAGTGGCAAAGGGAAAGGTGGTACATCAAATTAATATCAAGGTCGATGAAAGGGATTTAGCCTTGATAGATGCCAAGGCAGATAGAATGGGTATATCAAGATCGGCAATGATTAAGTTATTTGCCATTAATGGTGAGTTGACTGTAAATATGCGAAACGAGATTAAACGCCCTCATCTTTAAAAGTAAGGGGTAGGGCAGCCTCAAGTAAAAAACATCCTGTAACCCCCTCGTATTCCCCTGTAAAGGGTATGTCTAGGTATTACTAAATCTTTTTAGGGGTCTTAAATCAAGGATTTCGTATCCTATAAGAACTAATTTCGGGTCTATCTTGGACTCCCTCACCTTTATGAAGCATCCCACCCCCACTAAATATATTAAATATATCTTCAGGTGTTATGTTTATATCAGGAGTGTAATGTTGTAAACTTGACTTTCCTTTTAAAGGGTTTCCAGATAAATCAGTACCAATTTTATAATTACCCTTGCTATCCTTTATTAGAATGTCCTTTAGACCACCACGATTTATAACATTAAAAACATTAAATCCCCCCCAAAGGTCTGCCAAGTTCTGAGGAAAATCATATACTGTGCCTGATGGTTTCCAATTAACACGACCACCTTGTTCGGGAACATCAAAACCAGCCGCACCTAAAGTATTTTGATATGCGAAAGCAGGACTAAAAAGACCATCGGATGTACGCAAACTATCGGGATGAGTCCAAGTTGCTTTTGGGTCATAATCTGAATGACCTAATTCATTTCCACTAAGATTACCAGTTTCTCTTATTCGATTAAGAATAATATTTTTTAAATATTCTCTTTGTTCGGGAGTTTCAATCTGACCAGAATCAGTACCTGCCAAAGCGTTTACAAATTGAAGAAATGGTGCTGTAGTGTTTCCAAGATTACTTAACATTCCATGCATTATAAACTTATCCTTTTAGTAGGTTTAATTTCAGCGAATTCCTCTTTTGCAATAGGATCATACTCGCCAGTTTTGGGATTATATTCAAGGCTTGGTTCTTTAACCCAACTAGGTTTTGTACCATATAAATCCATAGCCTCTTTAAAACCTGCTTTGGTTTGCCAGTATGGGTCTTTTTCATTAACACTCCAGAAGTTTGAATCCTTTACCATTTCCCAACCTGGTTTCTCACCTCTTAGATTTTCTATCTTCACGGATTTTCTTCTTCCACCTAGATCTTTCTTTACAGATTCCTTTTCTAAATCCTTTACTACATCCTTGCTTGTTTGGGTATTGGCTAATATCAGATTAGCATCTGCCTGTATTTTGTTGGTTTCTGCTTGTTGTTGTGCTAGATTAATCAATCTATCATCTGACTTTTCCACTTGTTTTGTAAATAAACCACTTCTTTCCATATCTTCATTAAGGGCATTGAAGAATAACGACTTAAATATTTCAGCATTAATATCATCTTGAACTGCTTGTGATCTCTCGTATGTTCTAACACCCTCATCTTTTGCAACCTGCTTTTCAAAGAAAGGGATAACTTGGGGGGAGTTTAAATCAATAATTTCTGCTTGGATAACCTCATCTAAAGCCATCATATCTGGTGTATCAAACATTCCATTAGTTGTTGTGTTGTTAGCCATATATCTCCTTAATATGAACTGAGTTGAAGATTTCTCACTTCTGGCATAATGTGTTCATACTGAACTCTAAGATCATTTAAAGCATCTAATGCTTTATTGCCAGTTCTTTCCTGTAATACATCTTCACCATGAAGAGCATATCCTGCATACATATAACCCCACATAGTGTCTTGTATGGCATTTATTTGAGGTACAGTTAGACCTTTCTTACCATCAACACCTTTATAGTGTTTCATTAACCAGTTTCTAGTTGAGGTTTCAAGTGTTCCACCATTGTTTTTATAAGCGTGAACCATAGCATCTTTAAAATACTGGCTATTTATTAATCTATTCCATTGTGTTATAGCACCAACACCACCGATCAAACCACCTGCCGTACCTGCTAGTTGTTGTCCTGTCATTGCTCCTAAACGAGCCATTGCCATATTACCAATAACGCTTTCAGCACCACCCCAACTACCAAGGTGTTTCTGCATATAGGCGATATCATCAAATTGTTTTTTCATGCTTGGAAATACCTTATCCAATGTCTTTCTTCCATCAACACTTCTCACTAATGAAGATAATATTTTTGCCCCATCATCGGCTTGCATAATATATTGAGCCATTCCTTTTTCAATTTTTGTTCTTAAACCACCTGCCAGTTCGTTCTTTTTATTGCCAACTATATGATCTAATTTTTGAAAATGTTTAATTGCCGCATTAAATTTTTCCCAAGAAAAATCTGGTTTTAGCATTTTCTTAAAAAATTTGGTAGCAGAATCTTGAGTACCATCATGGGCCATAGCCAACAAATCTTTTCCGTATGGATTTTTAGAGGTTTCAGCTTTAAACACACTATAACTTTTATCCAGTTGGGCGGCCAACTCTGGGTTTGTTTTTTTAACAGCTTTATTTATAATGTTGTTAATTGTATCTTTATATTCCCCAATAAGTTTCATGTTTGCACCCAGATTATCTTTTTTATCCTTTAGTCCTGCTGTATGAAACTCTCTTCTAAGTTGACGAGCTAAGTCTATTAAAGGAATTCTTTTGGTTTTTCGTACCAGTTCTTGATAATGCGGGCCTTTTATACCAAGTCCTTGCCCCTCTGCTGGTATGGCAAATACAGTACCACTTTTTTTGCTTTGTGCTTGTAGATAAGCGGCCTCTCCATCTATATATTTTTGCAACAGATTTTCCCAGGATGCACTAAGTTGTAGAGTATCACCAAATCGACCATTCCATCTTTCAACTAAACCTGTTATTGATCCCTCCTTAACAGGTGCTGATTTAATACTATCAAACATAACATTGAAATAATTATCTACAGCGTTATATCCTGCTGCCAAATAATCTTTTAGTCCTGTAGTTACTGCCGACTTTCCAGATTGACCAGTTTGGGCGAATTTTTGTTCTGCTTGTTGCATTACTCCCTGTGCAGCGGCCATCTCTGATTTACTTCCTGCAAAAAAACCAATCCCTTTAGCAAGACTTTGTCCTGGGTGTGTTATTGCTCTTCCTACTGGGCCTGCTAATTTACCAACAGCCGTAAGAGCAGGTGCTATAGCAAAACCAAGACCCATTGATTTTAGGGTTTGTATAGGATCATATTCTTTCTCACCACCCGCTGTTTTTTCAACCATTTGCCGACCAACATCATGGATACCAGCAAAAGTGCCTCCTGCTGTTGCTAAAGCAAGTTTTGGTGCTAACCATGCGGACACCCCTTTTTCTATAAGTTTTTTACCCCCAAATCCTACACCAGAACCAAATAGCAACCATGCTAATGGATCAGTACCTGCACCTTTTATGAAATCACCAAGCTGTCCAGTAACTTCAAACCCCATCCAACCTAAGTCTTTTGCTCTTTGTACTGCAGCTTCGTCATTTGGGTCTATTTTTCCTGCAAATTTAATATCTAAGAAAGGTCTAGAATCATCTGCAACCCCAGAATCAAATGCAGGAGTAGCAGTAAATACCTTCCAACGAGCCAGAGCATTTGCTCTTTCTTCATCTGATGCAAAAGCTAGATTTTTAAGAATTTCACTCCCCATCCCTAGAGATAGATTATTCATAACAAAATTCCAATCTGCAAAATCTTCATCGATTAGATGTTTAATTTCACTACCTGCACCTTTGAATTTTTTATCATGCTCAAGGAAGTATTTTTCTTTTAACAGGTTTATATATTGTTGATTGTATCCAAGTTCAGCATAAGTATATGGAATGCTTTCGTAAACCTTGCCTATGTCAAATAAAAACTCTTCATTAAGACCCTTAACATCACCAACAGATTTTCCTTCTGGTATGTCATCACCCTCTACATAAACTTCTTTTGCACGAATAGCCTCTTCCATAATGGATTGTCTTATGGATGATCTCGTTTGTTCGTTCTGGAAATAATGTTCTGCAGCAGCACTACCTGTGAGTTTATTTGCCATTAATCACTCCTATATTTGACATACTGGTGTATTGGGCCATTTTTGACAGAAAGCATACATATCAGAATTTTCATCTTTTCTCATCGCTTCTAAATTTTGATAAGTGTTCATAGCATCACCCATTGCCTGTGCCCTTTTCCATTCCTCAGAATGAACAACATCAAAGTAGGCTGCATTTTCGTCTGAATTTCTATAACGCTCTCTCTCATTAATAAACTGAGTATAATTAAATTTTTGATTATTTGCTTTTTGCTCTAATTTCCAAGTTCTCATATGCTGTGCAACTCTTTTGGTTGCTTCTGCTCCTGCTTGAGCAAACATTAACAACATTCTGTTTCCTTCAGTTGTCTTACCCATACTAACTGCAGCCGATTGAAATAATTGCATCTCAGCATCAGAAATAGCACCCTTGGTCATCTGTGTATATTCCATAACCTTTGCGGTTGCTAAAGAAAAGAACATTTCTCTTGATGGAAGATCATCATCAAAACCCAGCCATCTTGCCGCTCTAAATTTAACATCTTCCCATGCACCTGTTTCAATACTGTCTAATAAAGATAACATTTGACTATTTAATCTTACATTATCATTTGCAGTTAACTCTAATGCTGTCATAGATTTTTCTTCTTCTAAAACTGCAGCATTTTGAGCAATCTGATCTTCTTCAGAAACTGTTTTATGGTCAAGGCTTGTTGCTTGGGCTATTGCTTGTGTTAATGTATAAAGATTTTTACCATCTGTACCTTTTTGTGCCAAAAAGAAATCTACATTTTTAGTAAATGTAGTTCCATCAGTTTGATTTTTTGCGAGATTTTGTACTTTACTGTAATCACGCATAGCTTGTTCTCTTGCTTGTGCATTCATATCCTCTTCTGACAATATGCCTGTAGTGCTAGTAGCAGATTGGATATTTGCTTTTGCCGATGCAACATATGGTGCTAAATTGGCTTCATATATCTGTTCGTCTAGAGTGAGTTCTTTTTCTGTAACAGGTTTGTCCTTTAGTTGAGTTGACATTAATTCTACACGCTCACCACTACTATTTATTTTCCACATTTCATCAACACGCTGACCTTGTGCATTCGTACTTGGGAATGATTTATATGTAAATGTTTCTTCTGTTGGTTCTGCTGGTTCCCAAGTAGGTGCAACTGAGAGAACTTCTACAATTACTCCTTTTGTTTTATTGAACCTTACAGTTTTAGTAACAGGAGTACCATCAGTATCCGTAGTTTTGATTTCTTTTATGATTATTTCATCTGGCCCTGGCATAGATGTTCTTGTTTCATTAGCCATATCCATTGCTGCTTCTGCATAGCTATGTAGACCTGCACCACTTAGTGCATTGGAAATTTCTACGAAATCATCTGGAGTTTGTGGATTAGGGAATCTTGCCATAATGTCATCAAGTGCTTGTTGTTGTTGCATCCTAGGATCACCACCAAGACCAAACATTCCTAATAAATTCCTCTTTCTAGCAATATCTTGATCTCCAAGCAAGGATGAGTTGTAATACATTCCGTATCGTTTACCACCACCACCTGCTACAGCTGCTTTATGGGCATCGTCTTGCATCTGTCTGTCCATTGCGTGTCTGGTATCAAACATACTTGGAAAGTTTAATTGTGCCATTCCCTTCTCCTATTAAACTGTTTATTTATTCACTAATCTTTTACCAACCAAATAACATAGAGGTTCAAGGACAAATCTCCAAGCCTGTCCAATTCTATCCCTCTTCTTGTTATACATCTCTGCTCTTAAATCAACACTACGATGTTTAGCTATATGCTTTAATAGAGCATATATAGGCTTGCCATACCACTTCTTGCGTATTTTAAGTAGTGGCTTAAAGATAGCGTGATAACCCTTCTCCATCTCTGGCTTATCTTTGTAATTCAATTCAGAATATCTAAGCCATATAGCATTACGATAAGCACCAAACCCATAGTCATCATTCATAGCAGTACAAACAATCTTCTTTTTCTTTTTCGCAGCCTCTAATGCCTGTAAATCCCTCCATGCAGTTGATGCTTCACCCATACCTTGCATATTTCCTACTGGATAAGGTTGTGGCATCTTAACCATTTGATTCGCTATATTACCTATATTCATCATTGAAGCAATATCATTACTTTGTCTACTTAGTGAAGAATCAATAAGTCCTTGAGATTCCGCAAAGGCTGCTTCTTCCAATTCCCTATTTCTTTGGTTTAATAAGGCTTGTTCTGTTTGAGCACCCAAAAACATTCCAGTTGAAGATGCACCAATAGCCTGCTCTCTTGCCAATCTTTCTTGTTGAGCACGAGCATCGCTTTCAGCATAAAGTGCTCTTTTTTGGTCAAATCTTTCTTGTTGTATATCTCTCCAATCACCACTATAGGCATCTACATCTGCACCAAATCTCTTCTGTCTTTCGTACATAGAATCGTAGATAGCTTGGTTCTCTGGAGATAGGGCAGAAGTAACCATATTCTTATCACGATCCCAACGGACAGTAGCACCTACACCAGTTACATCTGGGGTTGATCTTTCCCAAACTAACTTATCTAATTCTTTTTGGTATTCAAAGTCCTGTTCTGCAAAGTGAGAGCCTCTTTGACCACCACGACCACCCCAACCACCTAAAGGGAGGTTAAATCTTCTACCTGGAGTATAAGTTGCCCCAAATCTAGCTCCTCCAGCTCGTGCATCAGAATAGGTTTTAGCTCTACCACCTCTTCTTGGCCCGCCATCACCGCCTCTAGAAACAGGCCCAGGGTCTGCATATCTAATTGTAGGACTTCCCATTCCACTACCTCTAATTACTGCCATATCTCTATCTCCTAATTATTATGTTAATCACGCAGTCCGCTTCCAAAAATATACTACGATGTAAGGTTGTACTGTTGATGTTGAAGTTGAGTGAGTGTGTCCACTACCACCACCTGTTGAACCTGTAGTTGTAGAAGAAGTAACATGGTAAGTTGCTTGCCCACCTACGGCATCTGCTGAAACTGAAGTTCCAGTTGATTGAGCACCAGTATGTGTATGCGATGGTATCTGAGAAGTTGATAGTGTGGTACTTCCAGATGTTCCAGAAGCAGTCTTAGCACCACCTGTTTCCGCTGAAGTATCAAAATCTGTATCACCAGAATCCAAACCTACAAGAACCTTACCAGCTCCAAAAGCTACCCAAGTCGTTCCACCTATTGCTGTAACAACCGCTGCTGAATCAGCATAAGCTGTAGTTGTAGTAAATATTGCACCGACTGGATAAGCTGCTGCATTTAAAGCACCCGCTGCTGTCGTTACAAAAGCTGTCGTTGCTATCTGTGTAGTATTAGTATCTGCTGCTGCTGTTGGTGCTGCTGGTGTTCCTGTCAGAGTAGGTGAGGCTATGTCTGCCTTTGAATTAACTGCTGTTCTAATTGTAGTGAACTCGGAATCGAAGTCATCGCCAGATATTACCTTCGCACTATCT